CGTGTTCAGGCCGAAGGCATCGGCCTCCTGATCGTCGATCCCTTCGTCGAGACCCACGAAGTCGACGAAAACAACAACGCCCAGATCAAGGCCGTCGCCGCCATGTGGCGCGAGGTGGCCCGGCGCGGCGATTGCGCGGTCGTCGTCGTCCACCACACCGGCAAGCCGCCCTCGGCGTCGCCCGATGCCTGGACGGGCTCGCTGTCGGCCTCGCGCGGCGCATCGTCCCTCGGCGGTGTCGCGCGGATCATGCGCACGCTCTTCGCCATGTCGCAAAGCGATGCCGACAAGTTCGGGCTCGATGCGGAGGAGCGACGCCTTTGGGTGCGGCTCGATGATGCTAAGGCGAACCTGTCGCTCGCGTCCGGTTCGGCGCGCTGGTTCAAGCGCGTCTCGATCATCATCGCCAATGGCGAGGAAGTCGGCGTGCTGGTGCCCGGCGATCCTTCGGCATGTAAGGACGAGCGGGATTTCGATCCGGCGCTTGATCGCAAGGTCGAGGCCGCGATCGAACGACACTGGTCCGAGGGCACACCACTCAGCGAGCGCCCCGAGGCGCGAGAGCGCTTCGCCCAAGCCATCCTGAGCCGTGAACTTGGAGCGTCGGCTGATGCCATTCGCGACGCCATCGTCCGCCTGCAACGGGCCGGCGCGGTTCAAACCGAAACCTTCTGCCAGCGAACGAAAAAGAAGGGCCTTCGGGTCGTGCCCTTCGACGAACGCGCCACCCAAGGAGACCTCGCATGATGCCGAAATCCAGCCTACGGAACCTTGGCGGAGACATCATACGGTTTGCGGAACCTTCGCCGCAAATCATTGAAATTGCTTGCGGAAGCTCTTATGCGGAACCTTTGCGGAAGCTGCGGAACCTTGCCCGCAACCTATTGAAATCACTGGCGGAGACGCCGCGGAACCTGCGGAAGGTTGGCCGGTGCGGAACCCCTATAGGTAAACCTATAGGGGTTCCGCAGTCCCTGACGGCCAACTGGGCGCGCGAGGTCGCGCCATGACCGCCGCCCTGAATCCGATGCCATCAGCCGATCTGGCGAAGGCCTCGCTCGATCGCCTTGATGCGGTGGCCTCCGCCATGGAACGCAAGTGGGGAATTGATCGCCTACCGAAGCTTGTCGATGCGCCGCTCGCCGTTCGGTTTCGATCCCAGGCCGAACGTCTCGACGAGGCGATCCGCATCGGCGTTTTGGCTGCGATCTCGGCCCAGGCCGAAGCGATGCTGCGGGCCTGGAACGCGCTTGATGCCGCGGCGCTCGCTGGCGGCTGGAAGCCGCTCGCGCCCACGATCTGGGAAGCCGCGCTGCCTGAAACCGGCGAAGTGGTCGCCATCGTGCGCGATGCGGACGAGGCCTTCGCGCTGGCCAAGGAACGCAAGGGCGCGGTCTGGACGCTCGCCGAAGTGGCGATTGCGATCGAAGCCTTCGGCGACACGGTGCGCGCGACGAAAGAGGCCTTCCCCGGCGCCGAAGTCACCGCGGTTCGGCCCGCAGGCACGACCGCCAAACTTGCGATCGGCTCTGCCGCGCCTGTCGTGGCCACAGAACGCGAGACGAAGCCCGCCCGCAAACAGCCTGCCCGCAATCGCCGAGCCCGTTCTGCGGGCTTCGCTGGGCTTTACGCGCCGCTGCTCGATCACCGCCCCGAGATCCCATCCACGAAGCCGCCGGTCGATTGGGAACGCGGCGACGACATCCCGTTCTAGCTCAGGAGGAACCTATGCTTGCCATCGCGCTTGCAAACCCCGCAATCCCACCAGCGCCCACCGTCTCGCCGCCGCCGTCGCGAACGATCCTCGCCCTCGATCTCGGCACCCGAACCGGATGGGCCGTGCTGCCGCGCTCAGGCCGGATCGCCTCGGGCGTCACCGAATTCCGGCCCGGCCGCTTCGAAGGCGCTGGCATGGCGTTCCTGCGCTTCGAGAAGTTCCTCGCCGATCTCAACCGCGACGCCGGCCCGTTCGACGCCGTCGTGTTCGAGGAAGTCCGCGCCCACGCTGGCACTCTGGCCGCGCAGGTCTATGGCGGCTTCCTCGCCCATCTCACCGCGTGGTGCGAGCGCAAGGCCGCGCCCTATCTCGGCGTGCCTGTCGCGACGATCAAGCGCCATGCCACCGGCAAGGGCAACGCGCCGAAGGAGGACGTGATCCGCGCCGTGCGGGCGCAGGGCTTCCTGCCGAAGGACGACAACGAGGCCGATGCTCTGGCGCTTCTCGCCTGGGCCATCGCCAACGACATCGGAGGCGCGCAATGACCAAGCGCCTGTCTGGACCGCTGTCGCCGAAAGAGATCGAGGACCGTTTCGAGGAGGCGGCGCGCACGTTGCGCCGTCTGCCTGACGACAAGCCGCAGGGCTATTTCAACGTTTGGCCGCCGATCGTGCGAACGACGTGGGAAATCATGGCCATGGAGCGCCAACCGATGAAGGTCTGGGCGACGCCACAATCCATCGACCGCATGGACGAATGCTTCGCCTGGCTGTTCTTGCTTGAACCTGACGAGGCGCGTGTCGTGTGGCTGCGCGCCGAGGGCATGCGGTGGAAGCCGATCTGCCGCAGGCTCGGCGTGAGCAGGGCGACAGCCTGGCGCTGGTGGGCGACAGCGCTGATCAAGATCAGCCATCGCCTCAAGGCCGACGACAAGCCGCGCACGACGAAGCCGAGGAAGCAGGCATCATGAAACGCCCCTATTCGCGCGCGCGTAGGGACGACTTGAACGCGCATTCGACGACGTGGGAGCGGCTTTCACCAACGCTCAACAGGCGCGCATCGACGCCAGTTCGTCGAACTTCGAGCGAGACAAATTCCGGGGTTTCCGCGATATTTGTTGGCATGATCGCGAGAGGTGCAGGCATCGACATCACGATTCCTCGCACCCTCGCATTCGAACGCTGATCCCGACGACAACGCGCATTCGACGCGCGCACCCGGCGCGAAACCGCCGATCCCCGCGCATCTTAGGTTCTTCCCGGCCCTCAACGTATGCGGGGGGCGGCAGCGCGATCCTTTGCTAGCGGCAGGTTCGCGAACCGGGTTCGCACTCCGCCCTTGAGGTTCGCGGGGTCGCACTTGGGTTCGCATTCAACGGAGACACAATGCTCACGATCGAGACCCGCCCGATTGCGCGGCTGATCCCCTATGTCCGCAACGCGCGGACGCATTCGGGCGATCAGATTGCGCAGATCGCTGGCTCGATTGCCGAGTTCGGCTTCGTGAACCCGGTGCTGATCGGCGCCGACGATGTGATCATCGCCGGCCATGGCCGCGTGCTCGCGGCCGAGAAGCTTGGTCTCGCCGAAGTGCCGGTCATCGTGCTTTCGCATCTGTCGGAATCGCAGCGCCGGGCGCTGGTGATCGCCGACAACCGGATCGCGGAAAATGCGGGCTGGGATGAGGCCATGCTCAAAGCCGAGATCGCCGCCCTCCACGAAGACGCTTTCGATCTCGATCTTCTGGGCTTTGCAGAGGAAGAACTCGGCCGGTTGCTCGATGGCCTCGACGCCGATGCCAGCGGCGTCAACGCGCCGGAGGGCGAACCGTCATCCCATGCCTCGACTGAAACCGGACGCGCCACCCTCGCCGAGCGCTTCGGCATTCCGCCGTTCTCGGTGCTCGATGCCCGCAAAGGCTGGTGGCAGGATCGCAAGCGCGCCTGGATCGATCTCGGCATCCGCTCCGAACTCGGACGCGGCGAAGGCGCAACCTATGGCGTCGCCGACGGCGTGACCGAACCCGGCCTCAACCACTATCGCAACCGGAACAATGCGGCGCCCGGCGGCTCACCCCGCCCGCTGGATCGCGGCTGGACCGGAAAGAAGGACAAGCCCGCCCATGGCTAAGGGTCTCGCCCGCACGTTCGGCCAGGATCTGATGCGCGGCGAACATCAGGTTGGCGCGCCTTCGAATGGCGGCGTTCTGATGCCGTCGCACACCTCAGGCGATCCCGGCTTCTATGCCAAGAAGCGCGCCCGCGAGGCCGAAATCGGCCGCGAGCTGACGACGGAAGAATTCCTCGCCGAGCACTACGAGGCGTCTGACGCACCGACCGCTTCCGGCACATCGATCTTCGATCCGGTCCTGTGCGAGATCGCCTATCGGTGGTTCTGCCCGCAAGGCGGAACGGTACTCGATCCCTTCGCGGGCGGCTCGGTGCGCGGCATCGTCGCCTCGCGCCTGGGGCGTCGCTACGTCGGGATCGAACTTCGGCCCGAGCAGGTTGAGGCGAACCGCGCGCAACTCGCCATCGCAGCCGATCCGTTGCCGGAATGGCGCGTCAGCGACGCACGCGATCTCGCCGCGATCGCCGCGGATGTCTCGGCGGACCTGATCTTCTCCTGCCCGCCCTATTGGAACCTCGAACGCTATTCCGACGATCCCGCCGATCTTTCGACCATGGACGAGTCCGCGTTCTTCGAGGCGCAGGCCGCGATCATCGCCGCCGCTGTGGCCAGTCTGAAAGAGGATCGCTTCGCGGTCTGGGTTGTCGGCGATGTTCGCGATACCCAAGGCTTCTACGTCAACCTGCCAGGCCGAACGGTCGAAGCCTTCGAGGCGGCGGGAGCGCACTTCTACAACGAGGCGATCCTCGTGACCGCCGTCGGATCGCTGCCGATCCGCACCGGACGCCAGTTCACCGCCGCGCGCAAACTCGGCCGCACCCATCAAAGCGTTCTGGTGTTCGTCAAAGGTGACCCCCGGCGCGCGACGGAAGCCTGCGGCGAAGTCGAGTTCGGCGAGATCGAGGAGGCGCTGTCGTGACCGCGCCGATCGTTCGCGAGCATGACGGCGTCTGGGTCGTCCGTGATGATCTCTTTCCGGGCGGCACGAAGGCGCGGTTCATGCCAGTGCTGTTCGAAGGCGTCGATGAAGCCGTTTACGCAAGCCCGGCTGAGGGCGGCGCGCAAACTGCGCTCGCGACCGTCGCGAAGGATCTCGGCAAGCGCGCGACGATCTTCGTCGCCGCGCGGGCGAAGCTCCATCCGCGAACGCTGGAAGCGGCAAGGCTCGGCGCGAAGGTGGTGCCGGTTCGGCCCGGCTATCTCTCGGTCGTGCAAGCCCGCGCCAAGGACTATGCGAAGGCGAGCGGCGCGCGGCTCGTGCCCTTCGGCGTCGATCTACCCGAAGCGATCACGCGCCTCGCGGATGCCGCGCTCGCGACCGGGCTTGACGCGCAAGAAGTCTGGTGTGCGGCAGGTTCCGGCGTGCTGGCCCGGGCGCTCGCGCAGGCGTGGCCTCGTGCCCGCCGCCATGTCGTTCAGGTCGGGCGCAAACTTGCGCCCGGGGACGTGGCGGGGGCGACGATCCACGTCTATCCGCGCCCGTTCTCCGATGTCGCGAAAGCGCTGCCGCCCTTCCCGTCCGATCCGCACTATGATGCGAGGGCGTGGGATACGATGACGGCCCGGAAGGGTCCGGGCCGCGTCATGTTCTGGAATGTCGCCGGGCCTGCCCGGCCCTGATCAGGCGGCGGTGCGGCGCGCCTCAATGGCGATGACCGCGAGGTCGCGATAGCGCGCCATCGCCTTCGGGCTCGTTGAAACCGGATTGATCTCGATGGCCTTGAGGCCTTCGATATCGCCCGCCTCGGCAAGCGCGACGAGCTTGGCGAGCTTCGCCCGAAACCGCGCATGCGTCGGCTTCGAGAAATCCGGCGCTGCCGGAAGCGAGCCCGCCTGCGCCTGTTCGATGATCGCCTTGCGCTTGCCGGTCTTCGGGCCGCTCGGCCACGAAGCGGCGTTCGCTTGTGCAATCGGGTGATCGGCCAGCGTCGGATCGGTGATGCTGATCGCGGGCTCGCTTTCGGTGATCGCCCGCCAGCCGAAGCGGCCATCGGGCGTCTTGAACACTTCGAATTCGCCGGGCTTCAACCCGGCGCGCTGCGCGCCCCGCTGGGCGTTGAACTTCTTGTCGTAGGTCGTGGCTTCCGTGGTCATGGTCGTGGTCCTTCAGGATTGGGGTTCAGTTCGCGGTGACAAGCGCCGAGCGGCCTTCGGCGGTGACGCCGTAGATCAGCGGCAGGCGCTTGCCGAACGGGCTGGGGTTCTCGGCGACGAGGCGCATCGCCTCGATCCGCGCCTCCTCGAGGTTCTGCGCGCTCGCCCGGGCGTAGCGCCCGGTTCCGAGGAACAGGGCAACGTCGAAGCGAACGGCTTGGGCGAGAACCGCCGCGTGTGCGGCGTCGGCGGGATGAACTTTGCGGCGTTTCATGAGCGATCTCCGTCGGTTACGGGACCGCAGACAGCCTCGACACACAAACCGGAGCAACTGCTAAGTCGCTCTAATCGCTCATTATTCTAAGGTTGGGAGCGCAGCCGATGGGTCTGTCGCGAAGGGCCTATGCGCGCCATCGCGGCGTCTCCGACATGGCGGTTCGAAAAGCCATCGCCTCGGGCCGAATTACGGTTGAAGAGGACGGCACGATCGATCCTGCGAAGGCGGATCGCGCCTGGGGATCGAGTTCTGATCCCGCGCAGGTTCGCCCCGTCGCGAAGTCGCCGCCGCCACCGCGCGGCACGCCGCGTCCGGTGCCGTTGGCGGCCGTCGAAGCCGTCCGTGAAACCTTGCGCGAAAGCGGCGAGCCCGCGCCCGCCGCCGGCAACATGACCTTCGTTCAAGCGCGCACCGCCAACGAGGTGATCAAGGCGCAGGAGCGCCGCATCCGCCTTGGCAAGCTCAAGGGCGATCTCGTCGATCGCTCACGCGCGGTCTCAACGGTCTTTGCGCTCGCGAGGCGTGAACGCGACGCATGGGTGCAATGGCCAGCGCGCGCCGCCGCCCTGATCGCCGCCGAACTGCAAATCGATCCTCACCGCTGCGAGCAGGTTCTCGAAGCCCATGTCCGACGCCATCTCGAAGAACTCAGCCAAATCGGCATCGAGCTTCGATGACGGCTTCGACGGACGCGCGGAGATCATCACCGCCTGGAGCCGTGGCCTTGCACCCGATCCGGCGCTGACGGTTTCGGCCTGGGCGGATCGTTATCGCTTTCTGTCCTCGCGCGCTTCGTCCGAGGCGGGCCGCTATCGAACCGACCGGACGCCCTATATGCGCGGCGTCATGGATGCGCTCTCGCCCGGCAGTTCGGCCCGGCGGATCGTGTTCATGAAGGCGGCGCAGGTCGGCGCGACCGAGGCCGGCAACAACTGGATCGGCTATTGCATCCATCAGGCGCCGGGGCCGTTCCTCGGCGTCCAGCCGACGACCGATCTCGCCAAGCGCCTGTCTCAACAGCGCATCGAGCCGCTGATCGACGAAAGCCCGGAGCTTCGGGCGCTGATCCTGCCGTCGCGCTCGCGCGATAGTGGCAATACTGTGCTCGCCAAGAAATTCGCGGGCGGGCAGCTCGTGCTGACCGGCGCCAATTCCGCCGTCGGTCTGCGGTCGATGCCCGCGCGCTATGTTTTCCTCGATGAGGTGGACGCCTATGAGGGCGATGTGGATGGCGAGGGCGACCCGGTCGCGCTCGCCATCGCCCGCACGCGCACCTTCGGCCACCGCGCCAAGGTGTTTCTCGTATCGACGCCGACGATCAAGGGCCTTTCGCGGATCGAACGCGAATTCGAAGCGAGCGATCAGCGCCGGTTCTTCGTGCCGTGCCCGCATTGCGGCCTTTCGCAATGGCTCAAGTTCGAGCGCCTGAAGTGGACCAGCGGCCAACCGGCGAGCACCGCCTATCATTGCGAAGGCTGCGATCAGCCTATCGCGGAACACCACAAGACGGCGATGCTGTCGGCGGGTGAATGGCGATCAACCGCGACGCCGGCCGATCCGCATTGCGTCGGTTTCCATATCTCCGGGCTCTATTCGCCGGTCGGCTGGCTCGGCTGGGCCGATATCGCCCGCGAATGGGAAGCCGCTCAAGGCGATGATGCGGCGCTCAAGGCCGCAAAGAACACGCTGCTCGGCGAGACGTGGCAGGAACGCGGCGAAGCGCCGGATTGGCAGCGCCTCTATGAGCGGCGGGAAGACTTCGCGCCTTTCGTGCCGGGCTGCGGCCTGATCCTCACGGCCGGCGCCGACGTTCAGCACGACCGGATCGAGGTCGATATCTGGGCGTGGGGCCGAAGGCTCACCAGCGCGCTCGTCGAACACATCGTGCTCGAAGGCGACACCTCCCGCGAGGATGTCTGGGGAAAGCTGACAGCGCTGCTCGGCCAGACGTGGCGTCACGAGAACGGCGCACGGATGCGGATCGCGCGGCTTGCGATCGACTCGGGCGACGGGCGCAATACCGCCGCCGTCTATGCCTGGGTGAGGCGCGTCGGCGTCGGCCAGGCGCTGGCGATCAAGGGTGTCGATGGCTTCGACCGATCAACCCCGGTCGATGGCCCGACCTACGTCGATGTCAACGAGCACGGCCGCACGATCCGGCGCGGCGTGAAGCTCTGGAAGGTCTCGGTTGCCGTCTTCAAGTCGGAGACCTATCGCTTCCTGCGGCTTGACCGTCCGACCGACGAGGAACTTGGCGCAGGCACGCCGTTTCCGGACGGCTTCGTGCACCTGCCGAAAAGCGTCACCGCCGAATGGGTGAAGCAGCTTGTCGCCGAGCAGCTGGTGACGGTGCGCGACCGGCGCGGCTTCTCGAAACTCGAATGGCGGCAGATGCGCGAGCGCAACGAGGCGCTCGACTGCCGGGTCTATGCCCGCGCCGCCGCGTGGCTGCTCGGGATCGACCGGTTCGACGACGCCAAGTTCGAAGCACTCGAAGAAGAGCTTCGGGTTTCCGCTGAAGATGAAGCGCGGCCTGTCGATCAGCGCGGCCTCACGCCCACGACCGCGCCCGTGCGCCGCTCCGACTGGCTCGGGCGGCGCGACAAATGGTTCTGAACACTTGCGGGATTTCCGATGCCCTGGACGCAGACCGAACTCGATGCGCTAAAGCGCGCTTTCGCGGGCGGAACGTTGCGCGTCACCTATGACGGCAAGACCGTCGAATATGGCTCGGCGGACGATCTCCTGAAACGCATCCGCACCATCGAGACCGAGATCGCCGCCACATCCGGCAATCCGCGCCCGATCGCGGGATTCGCAAGCTTCGGCCGCGGTGATCGCTGATGGCCGCGAACTGGATCGATCGCGCCCTCGCCAGCGTCGCGCCGGGCGCCGCCCGCAAGCGCCTTTTGGAACGCCAGGCGTTCGAGAAGCTGGCGCGCGCTTATGACGGCGCAGCGGTCGGCAGGCGCACCGATGGCTGGCGGTCATCGTCCAGCTCCGCCGATGGCGAGATCGCTTCCGGTGCGTCGCGGTTGCGCGACCGCATGCGGGATCTGACACGCAACAATCCGCATGCGGCGAAGGCCGTCGCGGTGCTGGTGAACAACATCGTCGGCGCCGGGATCAGGCCGCGCGCGGCGGCCGGAACGGATGCGCTCGACAACAGGATCAATGAACTCTGGGAGGCCTGGGCAGCGCGATCGGACGCAGATGGTCTCGCCGATTTCCACGGGCTCACCACGCTCGCCGTGCGCGAGATGATCGAAGGCGGCGATGTGTTCCTTCGCCGTCGTATCCGCCGCACCGAAGATAAGCTGCCGGTGCCCTTGCAGCTTCAACTGCTCGAAGCCGATCACCTCGACGACACCAAGATCGGTGCCCTTCCCGACGGCGGACGGATCGTGCGCGGCATCGAATATGACGCCATCGGCCGACGCCGCGCCTATTGGCTGTTTCCCGACCATCCCGGCGACACCAGCGTGCCGCTGTCGCGCAGCCTCACCTCGGCGCGCGTCCCTGCGGATGGAGTCGCCCATCTCTTCGAGCGCCAGCGCGTGCAAAGCCGCGGCGTGCCCTGGGGCGCACCAGCCATGCGGGCGATGCGCGATCTCGATGATTGGACCAACGCCGAACTGGTCCGCAAGAAAACCGAAGCTTGCCTTGTTGGCGTGGTGCTCGGCGCCGATGAGGCCGATCAGGGCGTCGCGCCGACCGTCGTCGATGCCGAAGGCAAGACCATTGAACAGTTCGAGCCCGGACTGATCGCCTATGCGCGCGGCGGCAAGGACATCAAGTTCAACCAGCCCGCTTCGACGGCTGGCGTCTCGGAATGGCTCCGGGCGCAGTTGCACATTATCGCCGCCGGATACCGCGTGCCTTACGAGCTGCTCACCGGCGATCTGTCTCAGGTCAACTATTCGAGCCTGCGCGGCGGTCTCGTCGAATTCCGGCGCATGGTCGATGCCCTGCAATGGCAATTGGTGATCCCGGGCTTCTGCGAACCGGTCTGGCGCTGGTTCACAGAAGCCGCTTGGGTTGCGGGCCTGATCCCGAACCCCGTGGTCAAGGTCGAATGGCAACCGCCGCGCTTTGATGCCGTCGATCCCCTGAAGGACGCGCAGGCCGATCTTCTGATGCTGCGCTCCGGCACCATGACTCTTGCCCAGGCCATCGCACGGCAGGGTTACGATCCGGCCTCGCAGCTGAGCGAAATCGCGGAAATGAATGCTCTGCTCGATCGGCTGAAGATCGTGCTCGATAGCGATCCGCGCATGATGACCAAGGCGGGCACCGCGCAGCCCGACCCGAATGATCCGGCCGCCGACACCGCCGACAACGAGAAGCCGGGCAAGTCGAAGCCCAAGCCCGGCGGCTGATCTCTTTCGAGGACACCATGAAACCTGCTCAACCGCCTTCGCGCGGCGCGCCGCCTATGGCGAATGCGCTGCCGATGCAGACCCGGCTTGCGCCGGTCGCCTCCATCGAAGCCGAGACCCGAACCGTCGAAGTCGTCTGGACCACCGGAGCGTCCGTGCGCCGCCGCCGCTGGACCGGCTTTGATACCGCAATCGACTACGAGGAAATCCTCGTGGTCTCGCGCGATGCGGTCGATCTCTCGCGCCTCGATGCCGGCGCGCCCGTGCTCGACAGTCACTCGCAATGGACGACGCGCGCGATTGTGGGCGTCGTCGATCGCGCCTGGATCGACAAGGGCGAAGGCCGCGCCGCCTTGCGCTTCCCGAAGCCTGGCGTCGATGAAGCCGCCGATCGCCTGTTCGCGCTCGTCACCGACGGGATCGTCCGCAACATCTCGGTCGGCTACCGCATCGACAAGGTGCGCGTCGAACGACCCGAACGTGTTGGCGAACCTGAACGCTGGTTCGTCGAGCGCTGGACGCCTCACGAACTGTCCTTCGTCGCCGTCGGCGCCGATCCCGGAGCGCAAGTCCGCGCGGCGGACGAGGCGCCGATCTTTCGCTTTGAACTCGTCACTGCCCACACCCGAACAATGGAGACTGCCGCCATGGACGAACCTGTCCAAACCCGTGAAGCCGCGCCGGGGGCCGCGCCCGCGCCTGCCGCCAATGAGCGCGCCAGTCCCGCACCGCCCGATCCGGCTCCTGCTGGGCCGAATGCCGATCAGGTTCGCACGGAAGAGCGCGAGCGTGTGGCGGCGATCTTTGGCCTGGCCGATCGCTTCCGCCTCGAGCGTGCCTTTGCCAATGATCTCGTCACGCGCGGTGTCGCCATCGAGGAAGCCCGTCGCGTCATTCTCGACAAGCTCGCCGAACGCGATGAGCGCGGCGTTGGCCATACCGCCGTCTCCCTCCCGGCAGGGGGGCTCGATGCAACCGTCACCCGACGCGAAGCCATCACCGAAGCGATCGCCCATCGCCTCGCTCCGTCGGCGAATGCGCTGCCGGATCGCGCCCGGGAGTATCGCGGCATGTCGCTGGTCGAAATCGCCCGCGAAACCCTGCAACAGGTTGGCGTCCGCACCCGCGGCATGACCGCAAACGAGGTGGTGCAACTCGCACTCCGCAATGCCGGGCCGCATGGCACCAGCGATTTCCCGCTGATCCTCGCCAACGTCGCGGGCAAGCGTCTGCGGCAGGCTTACACGACCGCACCTCGCACCTTCGAACGCTGGACGCGCGGCATCACCACGACCGACTTCAAGCCGCTGTTCCCGACACAGATCGGCAACTTCCCCGGCCTGCTGCCGGTCATGGAAGGCGCCGAGTTCAGCTATGGCACCATCGCGGAAAGCCGGGAAACTTATCGCCTCGCCACCTTCGGCCGCATCGTTGCTCTCACCCGGCAGGCCATCGTCAATGACGATCTGCGCGCCTTCGACCGTGCGCTCGGAACGGCGGGCATGAAGGCTTCCGATCTCGAAAGCGGTCTCGTCTACAACGAGATTCTCTCGAACCCGCTTCTGGCCGATGGCGTCGCCCTGTTCTCGGCGGCGGCGGGCCGCGCCAACCAGGGCACGGCGGCGGCGATCACCGAGACCTCGCTCACGCAGGCGATCGAACTCATGACGCAGCAGCGCGAGATGACGCCTGCCGGCGTCACCGGCGATCAGATCATCAACAACTATCCGCGCTATATCCTGGTCGCGCCGGGCACGCGCGCCATCGAGGCGCGCAAGATCATCGCCCAGACGACGCCTGCCCAGGCGTCTCAGGTCAACCCCTACGCCAACGCCTTCGACGTGATCGAGGAGCCGCGCCTCTTCAACACGGCGGGTGCGCAGCGCTGGTGGCTGGCGGCCGATCCCGCGACCATCGACACGATCGAATACTGCCGTCTCGAAGGCCAGTCCGAGCCCTTCCTCGATCAGCGCGTCGGGTTCGAGGTCGATGGCGTCGAATTCAAGATCAGGCACGACTTCGCCGCCAAGGCGATCGACTTCCGCGGCCTGTTCTTCAACGCCGGCGTTTGACAGCGGCGCGAGCCTAACCCGAACTCAAGGAGACCCATTCCATGCGGAACTTCATCCAGCTGGGCAACACCGTGGTGGTGCCCGCGCCCTATGCGCTCACGTCCGGCCAGGGCGCGAAGGTCGGTCAGCTCTTCGGCGTCGCCACAAACGATGCCGCGTTGTCTGCCGATGTCGCGCTCGACCTCACCGGCGTGTTCGAACTCACCAAGATCGGCTCGCAGGCCTGGACGGTCGGTGCGCTCGTGTACTGGGATGACACGAACCGGCGGTGCACGACCGTCGCAACGCTCAATCTGCTCATCGGCGTCGCCGCGGCGGCGGTCGCGGGCGGCGCGGGCAACACCATCGGCCGTGTTCGGCTCAACTCCTCCTTCCGAGCGAACGATCCGTGATCGACGCTTTCGCTTCGGCCATCGATGCGCTCTTCGCCGATCCCAACATCGGCGAGGACGCGCTTTGGAAGGCGGGCGGCGTCGGCGCTGGCGTCGCTGTCCGCATCATCCGCAAGTCGCCCGACCGCATGGCGGAATTCGGGGACAGCCGCGTCGTGTTGCCAACCGTCGGCATCGATATCCGACGCTCACAGGCGGCAACAATCGCCGAGGGCGATCTGATCCTGATCGGCGCCGAGACTTATCGGATCATCGGCAAACCGATGGGCGATGCGCTCGGGCTGGTGTCTAGTTGTGAGGCTGTGAAGGTTTGAGAAAGCTGCAGGTTGAGAGAGTTGCTTTGGCGATTGCCTCAAGAAAATCATCCATTTTTGAGCCACGCACGCGAACTCGCTGCGCCCACTCGCTAACCACCTTGCGGTAGGCAACCATATGTTCGCGCTTCCAGCCCCTATCGCGATCGTTCAATGAAATAGACTCTGTCAGGAAAACACGATCAATCGCTATATCCTCGAATCGACTATCGTGATGGACGCCGTTCCGCGCGCGTAGCTCTTGATCGAATGTCTTTTCGAAAAACTTAATGAACTTTCCGATCTCCAACCCGTGATTGGGTGCTGCCGCTTTGACTGCCTCAAAATATTTCTTCATCCTCTCCTTAAACTCATAGAATCTACTGAAGTACATCTCACACACGTTGGTGAGATGGCCATAACGGGTCACCGGAAGCCCTCGAAATGGGAACCGCCGAAAGTAATACTCGCACTCTTTGAGAGAATATATCGTCTGTTGCAGACCGATATATTGGATGACAACGGCGTGTTGTTTTTCGAATACGTCAGAGAAAACAAAAACTTCCTCCAATGGCTGGTCTTCCAACGGGAATGGGTCGTCGAAATACAAAGTACGTGCGAACCGCTTTCGCCGCCACTCCTTCCAGCCAGGTTCATTCTCAAGGTTGCCCATCCAAACCCGAATGGCATCTGACATGCGATCTCGATCAGTTTCTGCCATTTCAATCTTGCCCTCAACCGATACCGGCAAGGAACGATTCGTCTGCCACGGCCAACATTTTTCTAGACCACGACTGGTCAGTTGAGGACCTTCAGTTAACCTTATGCGCTTCACCATCCAGCGCCCAGATCTCGAAAAAGCGCTTGCCGAGACCGAGAAGGATATCGAACGCGCTGTCACGTCGGGAATGCGCGAAACCACCGCCAGCCTGAAGCAGGATCTCCGCGAAGATGTCGTCGCGGCGGGCTTGGGTGAACGGCTGTCGCGGACATGGCGGGGGAAGACCTTCCCCGAGGTGGGCGAGAGCGCCGAGGCCGCAGCCTATGTCTGGTCGCGCGCGCCGAAGATCGTCGATGCCTTCGATCGTGGCGTGGTGATCCGCTCGGCGCGTGGCCTGTTCCTGGCGATCCCGACCGCCGCCGCAGGCAAGAGCGGGCGGAGTGCCGTTGGCTCGCGCGAAAAAATCACGCCGGAAGGCTGGCAACGGCGAACCGGCCTGAAGCTTCGGTTCGTCTATCGCCGTGGCCGCCCCTCACTGTTGGTCGCGGATGATGCCCGGATTAGCATACGCGGTCTTGCCGCCCGCAATCGCCGTAAATCAGGCCAAGCCAGCGTCATCGTGTTCATTCTGGTGCCGCAGGTCGCGCTGCAGAAGCGCCTCGATGTCGAGGGCGCCGCCAAGCGGCAAGCCGCGCGCGTGCCCTCGCTGATCGCGCGGCATTGGCCGCAATCCTGAAGGCTGGTCACCCATGGCTTCGAAACGCGAAACCGTCCTTGCGGCAGTGAAGTCGCTTGTCGCCGCTGCCCTGCCGGGCGCGGAAGTGAAGCGCAATCTGGCCAAAGCCGAACGCATTCCGCCCGGCGGGCTGGTCGTGATCCGC